ACACTAATGTATAAACCTTTACCTGAATCAGTAACCATTAAACAAAGTGGAATCAATGGACTAGGACTCTTTGCTGATCAAGAGATTAAGCAAGGAACCAATCTAGGTATTACCCATATTAAAGTAGATGAAAAGATTATTCGAACCCCTCTTGGAGGATTCATTAATCACTCCAATGAACCCAACTGTATGAAGGTCGAACTCCATGCCAATGGCAACGAGCCTTTTCGAAAAAAATGGAATCTAGTCACAACCCAGGATATTAAAAAAGGAGAGGAGCTCACGTTAAGATATACGTTTTACAATGTCTAAAGAAATAAAACCGAGCATCTTCATCGCGATGCCGTGCTATGACTCGGTGAAAATCAACACCATGTTATCGATCTTTCAACTGATTCAAAAGCTGGGTCAGAGTAAGGTGGAAGTGGGGATTAATACCATGAAGTCACCCCTGATTCATCAGGCACGAAACTATTTAACTTCTGTTTTTCTAACGACCGAGTATACGCATTTACTCTTCGTTGATTCAGACGTCGAGTTCGCACCGGAAGCAGGACTACGCATGCTGGTGGCCGACAAAGATATTATTTGCACTCCTTATCGAGCCAAGAATCCCAATCTTAATACCCACACCTATACGGTTAAATTTCCGGATCCGAAAGTGGTCCCGATTCTACCGGGTGGACTTGTGGAAATTGAAGCAGGCCCCACGGGGCTCATGCTTATTCATCGAAGAGTCTTCGAAAAAATTATAAAAAATCGTCCCGATTTGAAAATCAAGAACCGAGCCAACGAGGCGCTGGTTCAAACGGAGAAGAGTCACAGCTTCTATTATAACTTCTTTGATTTCGCTTTTGAAGACGGCTACACTTGGGGGGAAGATGTCTCCTTCTGTAAGCTGGCTCGCAAAGAGGGCATCAAGCTCTATGCGAATACTGAATCCATGACCGCTCATCACGGCGAATTTGCCTGGATGGGAAAATTTGGAGAAAGGTTAAAGACTATTAAATGACAGGAACATGCATCATGGGAAAAATGAGAGAAGACCGAGCACCGGTGAAGTGGAATAAAAGATTTATCTACCCAAAATCACAACGATCCCTGATCCAGGGAAAACGGCACTATGATATTAGTGCTACTCAAACCAAGCTACCGAGCGTCACGACTATTATTTCCGCGACTCAGTCGGAGGAGAAGCGACAGGCGTTAGCGAATTGGAAAGCAAGACTCGGGGCTCAAGCGGCCGATCGAGTTAGGGATATAGCAGCCTTAAGAGGCACAGCAATGCACACGTTTCTCGAGGCGTATGTCCGCGGAACAGGGCACAAGGACCTCACCAGCGTAGGCAAGGAAGCGGAGCCTATGGCACGCAGGATTATCGAAGCGGGGCTCGGGGACCTGGGAGAGATTTGGGGAAGTGAAGTGACATTGTACTATCCGGATCTATATGCAGGGGCAACAGATGTAGTGGGAATTTATAATGGACGCGAAAGTATAATAGACTTCAAACAAACCAACAAGCCCAAAAGAAGGGAATGGATAGAGGACTATTTCATTCAATTAGGAGCCTATGCCATGGCCCATAACTACGTATACCAAACCAAGATTCAGTCTGGAGTCATTCTAATGTGTTCTAAGGATAAGCTTTTTCAAAAGTTTGAATCGTCGGACAAGGAATTTGTCGGTTATCAACACGCATTCCTTCGTAAAGTGGACCAATATTATAGGGATCAGAAAGACCAAAGAGACCATAAAGATACAGAAAAGGAGCAAATTAATGAGGAAATTAGCCATTAATTAAGATTATACCCTATGTATACCTTTTTCTCTATAAAATAAAAAATATTTTTTTTATTTTTTTAAAAAGGTGGGTACAATGGGTACAATGACTATAATTGTTGTATACCAACACTTATTCATTCATTTTTGTACCCTACCCCCTAAAACGAAAAGGGTACAATGGGTACAATGAATACAAAAAGCTAGCAATACCAACAACTTAAGGGGCGCGCGCACATGATTTACTATTTTTATTTTCTATTTTATAGAGGGGAAGGTATACATCAGTATGTTCAGGAAGAAATCTAAATATAAACATGTCTCCATCAATAAGAAGAAGTTCTACTTCTATAAGATCTCATGGCTGGACATTACAGCGGACGGCGGTCATGCCACTGCCGAAGAGTTTGATAAGTTTGAGTGTTCAAAGATGGTGTCGTATGGATATGTGTATAAGAAAACTAAAAAGTTTTTATGGACGTTTGCTAGTTATGATCAGAAAGATGAAGCATATTCAGATAGAAATGTATTTCCAATTAAATGTATTACCAAGATGGAGAAGCTAAATGTTTGATGACCTGACATCTATTAATATTCTTGGAATTAAAATGTTTGATGAAGCTGAGTTTCCTGATCCTGCATGGGGAGACCTTGACTGGTTAAGTGAAGAAAAGTATAACTTAATGAAGGAGAAATATAATAATATGCCAAAGAAAAAAAAGAAAAAAGGTAAGAAGAAAAAAGCTAAATCTAAAAAGAAAAAGAGAAAATAGTTAGGATGTGGAATCCGGATCGATTGTTTGTTGTGACAGTGGTTATAGTTTTACTGTCATGTCTTTACTTTCTGACTCTGATTCCTCACTAGAGTTTAAAAGCTCTTTAGCTTCCAATACTTTCTCGTTCTTCTCTTTGATTGTTCTCATCCTTTCATAGAGTTGATCGAGATTCATATCGTCAATTTTGCCGTGTCTAATAATCTTTTGATCTATATAATATCCAGCCACCTTACCGCGAGCTATTTCAGTTGTAGCTGCAGCGGCTAGATTCCTATTGTCTTTTTTAGCCCGGTCTCTAATATTTCCAAGTTCTTCTAAATGTCTTTCAAAAGTGATGCCATATTTCTGCCTTACTTCATCTCTGAGATTACTTATGTGAGCACATACTAATGGGAATTTATTTGGATTAGTTAGTCTAGCTCCCTCTGAGTCGGGATCTTTATAGCCAGCGAGTCTTGCTGCTTCTCTTTTAGTAATAGGACTCCCCTCAACTCCATAGACGAAGAGCTGCGAAAATTTTATTTGTGCGGAGGTTAATGTCTTTGCGGAGCCTCCTAGATAATGTTTGGCCATAATATTTGACAATATATAATACTTATTCTATAAGCGCAACAGAATGGCGATAACAGGAAAGATTCTAGATCACGTACTAAAGAAGTTCATGAAGTCTGAAGTTGCTAAGCACGCGAGAGTCCAAGTGGAGTTGCCTAACGGTGAAATCTACGACATGACGGATATTTTGCTACTGGAGAATCGAATCTTGGGCGATAACGAGACCCATAGATTAGTTTTTAGATGTCAAAAACCTATCCATAATATTGGCAAAATCATCGGTAAATTATAATTAGGGCTGGCATGGCGAACACGGTCCCAAGTGAACGACAACTTTGGAAGAAATTAAAAAATGAAACTACCACAATATCATGGACAAGGCTGGAAAATTGGGCTTTATTTGGCACTCCTGATTTATTGGGGTATACTTCTAATGGGACCTTTTTTACCGTAGAATTAAAATCTGCCAAGCCAGAAAATGCCAGTTTTGTGCGGTTCTCCCCGCACCAAATATCATTCCACATTAAGCATAAAAAAAATACTTTTGTCCTGGTTGCTTGTGCCCTGAAGCTTGGGGGCTTCCGCCTCTATCCGGGTTCCCGGATCCTTGAGCTTGTGGACTCAGGCCTGAAGCTTGAACCCTCAGCTTGTGGTCTCGCTTCCTGCGTGGCCTTGCTTGAAGGCTTGTAACCATTAGCCAGGCACCACTCATCATGAAATTTTTTTATTTTAATGGATTCTATATTGTACTTCTTTGACATCTTTGCTCCAGCATGCGCGGCAGCTTCCGCACTCGTTCCCTTGATCCGGAGCCGGGCACACATGACCAGCGCGCGGCGTTGTCACCACGGTGGACCAATGGTCCCAGGCCCTGCCGGGCTTCGTATCATTTTTTGCATTGCTTAATCTTATTAATAAATTTTTAGGTATGCTATCAGTATTGAGTGGCAAAAATTTGCGCTCCTGAGTCGGGAGCCAGTGCTGCGTTGCAGGCGTGAGCTTGCACACTTCAAAAATATTTTTTAAATGTTGTACGCTCTGCAGGTCCCCTGAATCGTGCCATCTAAAAAATTTTTTTCCTTTAATTAAAACAGCCATGGCCTGGACCCAGTCGCGGTGACCCAGACTCTCCAGCCGGCGTGTTAACGCGTCCTTAACATTTGGAAAATTGTATCGGCCCTTGAAGGCATAGCAGCCCCAGCAGGGCGTGCCTTCGATCTCGCGCAGCTTAGCTCCAGTCTGGCATGCGACGGCCGGCAGGTTATAGCTGCCTTCTGGCATTTTACCGGGAGCCGAGAGCCCTCCGGTTATTTCTTTGGCTTCTTTTTTATTCATAATCTTATAATATCCCAGAGCTTGTAGACTGTCAACCCGGGCGCTTGAACCCTGATTCTTTATGGGCGGGCCCACCCGCTTGAGAGCTTGAAGACTTATTTATTTTTTTGTTTTTTTTATAGGCCCCTCTAGCACGTGATGAGCATGTGCAGTTTAAAGAGGGGCCAAAATTTTTGTTAATCAAGAAGGACCATATATTGTTTGGGAAAGTTGCGGCTGAACCAGTCGCAGCCCTTCTCTACCAGGTCATATCTTTTTGTTACTTCAGCGCCTATGATCACATCATAAACAGCTGCAGCATAGCCCGGCACTGTGCATTTTTCACCACCGAATCTATTTTTAATTGTCACGTCCTTATCACCATCCAGACTGTAGTTAGCATCCTCGAATGGGACTTTTACTTTTTTACCTTTGTATATTATTTCTTTCATGTTTCCTTTTATTGTTAACGTTGGCCCTGGAGATCATGAACTGTTACACAACGTGCTCCAGGGCCTGTGATACTTTCACAAATTTATTGCACCGGGAAAATATCAAACGAGGGCAAGATCCCACTATATCCCAGCTGCATGGGCCTGTCAACTATTAAATTTTTTTTCTTTTACTTTTATGGGCGGGCCCACCCGCTTGAGGGCTTGAGAGCTTGAAGACTTATTGATTATTTTTTATTTTTTTTATTGGCCCGGGCGCCGAGGCGCCCGAAGCCGGAAATTTT